CGGAGACTGAGACGCCGTGGGCCTGCCCGGAGGTGAAGAACTGGCTATCGACCCACGGAGAGAAGACGGCAAAGCCAGCGCGAAGGAAGGCACCGGAGGCCGCGAGCCCCCTTTCGATGTTGGTGAAAACACCAAGAACGCTGGCGGCGCTATAGGGGCCAGCGACATATACGCGAATTACCGCCTTTTTCAACATATCATCCCTTTCAATGAATTGTGAAACAGTGGATTAGGTGAAGATGTTCATTTTCCCGCCGCGTTCATTAACATTGAACAGCGGGCTTTTTTGAACAAGGGTGCCGGCGCACAGACGTTGCTACCCTCGAAGGACTACTCGCGGCGAAGCCGGGACCTTCTACAGGATTTACGACAACCGGCATTCCGGCATTTGTAGCGGGGCTGGGATTCGAACCCAGAGTCGCGCTGATAATGAGTCAGGCATGTTACCGTTACACTACCCCGCAATGAATCTCTACACCACCGGGTCCTTCGGCTCCTTTTCTGGTGGATACACCTTATGGCCGATACCATCTTCAGGAGGCTCAACCGCCATCTCTATCCACTTCCTCTCGAGCCAGCCGTTGTAGGTTGGAACGAAGGCGAGAGCGCCCTCCACGAACATGAGGGTCGGAAGCGAGAGCCATCCCCAAGGGCCAACAACCATGACGATTAAGCGGGCGATTAGAATGAACAGGTTCAGGAGATACAGGTTTTTGAGCCCATGCCAGTAGTCGCTACACCAGAGCCAACGTATGAAACCTCCCGGCTTATAGGTGAGCCACTTTGGGACGTCACGAAGGCGCTCTCCCTTGAAGTCCGCGTAAGATTCCCAGATGGAAAACCCACCCGCGAACCAAAGCGCGGCCCACTCTGGAATGCGGGTCGCGACCCAAGAGTCTGTGTGATGGTCGCGCCAGTCGTCCATAAAGCCCCAGATGAAGCCGCCGAACCACACTTGAGCCACAATCAGGATAATGTCTGGGATGCTCATTTCTTCTCCTTCTTCGGACCGTCGATGGAAACGAGCTCGATAGAGCCCGCCGGAACCATGAATGCAACAGGCTTCTGGGCGTTCCGCTTCGGCGGTTCATCGCTCCAGAGCACAGCGAGGTGATACCGCGTCTCCTTCGTTACACCCTTCTCTCGAGTGAAGAACGTGTTGCCCTCGAGAAGGCGAACGAGGGTCCGGCCATTGACGACCTTGGCGCCGGGCTGGTGGATGATGGATGAGATACTTGCAACGACAATCGCCATGATGGCTCCTTTGTGGTTAGTGGAACTCTCCGTTATTGGCCCGGGAGAGAAGTCGGGCTATAGCAATCGCCATCCCTATCTCACAGATGATGACGACAAAGACGGCCTCGCAGGGTTCAGCAATCAGAACATACACCATGAGGGTCGCGGTCCACAGGAGGACGACAATCTCGGGGATAATCTTCCCCCAAGGGGCCGCCTTCATCACTATGACGACCGCCCGCAGGAACGCGAAGACGTATGCGAAGAACTGGTAGACCCTTATCCCCGCCGCGACCACCGGGACAACAAAGCGGTCGAACGTCTTGTAGTAGAAAGACTTGAGGCTCATTACGCGCCGTCCTTTCTCTTCATCTTCACCAGCTCTCGCTGTTGCTTCTGCGCCTCGTTCAGCGGGAACCGGACAATCAGATTCGCGTTGAAGAGGTAGTTTCCGTTCTTCATTTCGATGAGGTAGAGCTTCAGCGGCTCAATCCCTTGGTCCGCCGTGAGCTTCAAGAGCCGGTGTAGCTCGTGAGGCTTCACGTGCATCTCCCGGATATTCGAGAGCTTGCCGTCGATGACCTCGTAGCTTTGGACCTGTCTGATTGTCCGAAACGTGAAGAACACCCACAGCAGAATCGAATAGACCCCGAGCACAATAGCATACTCCATCATTTCTTTTCCCTTCTGCCGGCATTGCGGCGCTTGACTAGCTCGGAGGAGATTAGGCTGATTGCCTCTTTGTCAAACTTCTCGTCCGGGTCCAAGGCCTTCCGCAGTGCCTTGAGCCCCTCGGACGACATCGCCCTGAGCTGTAGAATCAATTTCTCTTTGTCGCTTGCTTCCATTGCCCCAATATAGCACTCTCAGCGTGAGTTGTCAAGTGAATTCTCGCGCATGTAGCGCATTCCCTCGTTCGTGACCCTATAGAGGTTGAGCTTGACCGAGCCCTTTGGGCGAACCCTCTTGATAAGGCCCTCGCGGTGGAGTCGATGAAAGGTCCGCTCCTCCCCCGGGGAGTGCGACAGCATAACCATCTCGCGGGTTGCCGCTCCCCATCCCCGGTTCTCAGCCTCAATGATTCGCCTAAGCATGTCAACCCGACGCTTGACCAGCTCGTTCTGCTTCCATGTTCTCAGGGGCGCTACCACCCCGGCACTCCTCAGGCGCTTCATCACACTCAAGAGGTTTCTCCTTTTCTGGATATGGAATTACTCCCAGCTTCCCGCATGTCGGACAGAATACGATTGACAATGTCCTCAGCGCGTTCAAACCCAAGCTCTTGAAAGTCGAACGGTCGTGGCCGCACTCGGGCGGATAGCTGGGCTTCTGTTGCTCTGATTCCCTTTGCTTCTGCGTGTTCTTTCCGCGCCCGGTAGAGTATCTTCCTGTAGACTTCCGCATAGTGCCAACCCTCCTCCCTTATGGTTTTGGCCCCGATTGCGTCTACGACCCAGAGGGTCCTAGGGCCTGCTTCCCAGACGTTCTGGACGAAGACGACGTAGCCGGCCTTCGACAGCCTATCCTGAATCTCAACGACCTCGGCAACCTCCTCGGGCATCATAGGTTCAACACCTCCTGCGCCTCTTCGTCGTCATCCTCGCGCTCGCTCGATACCCGGAAGGCATTACGTGACGCGACCTCAACAGCCGACGCCCGGGGCTCCTCGTCTCTCCAGATACCATTCTCGTTGTCGTAGACCAGCTTGATTTCACCGCCGGTCCCAGAGCGCCCTAGGCGTTGACGTAATTTCACCTCGCCCAATGTGGCTCCGTCTTCGCGCTCGACGAATATCATCTTGTCCATGTCGTGCTCAATGGCTCGGGATTCTCGAGCCCGTCCGTCTTCGTTCACCTGAGAGAGTGCTATCACCGCGACCCCGAGCTTCATCGCTACGTTCTTTAGGTCTCGGCTTATCCCGGCAATCTCCTGCTCGCGGTTCTTCTCCTTCGAGCCTGAGGCCGGGTTGACGCGCTGGATGTAGTCAACGGCTATCAGCCGAACGCCGCGCTGTTCCACGTAGGCCTCAGATTCCACCGCTATGTCCGAGACACTGAAGACGCCATCGCGGACGTAGAACGGGAGCTTCTTGAACTCTGCGCCCCACTTCCTGAGCTTATCCCACTCCTCTGGACGGAGGTGATTGTTCACGTATCGGATGTAGGAGGTCTTCGTCTCATACAGAGCAACGCGCATCATCAGGTCGCGCCTCGACATCTCGGACGAGAATATCAGGACCGGGCGACCCTCCCTCGCGTTGTGAACGCATGTCTGGAGCATGAGCGTGGTTTTGCCACTCTTCTCTCGGGCCGATACAACGACAAGGTTCCCCTGAGACATCCCACCCGTAGCCTTGTCCAGCTTATCAAACCCAAAGGTCGCCACAACCGTGAGCCTGCCGGCCTGAATATCGTCACAGAGCCCTTCGAATTCACCGACAAGAGCGCCCGCGTCTACGATTGAGCTCCTCTGAAAGCCCATCCTGAGCTCGCGTAACTCGCCCTCGAGCTCGCCAAGGGTGGCATACGGGGTATCGGATTCCCGGAACTTGCCAACAGCCCCGGACAGCTTGGAGTCCGCCACCTTCTTAAAGTGCTTCTCGGAGACAAGTCGGGCGTGGACTACGGCATTGCGCCCAGTGTAGGTAGTGCTCGACACCTCGACAGCCCAAAGGGGGTCAACCCCGGCGTCTGAGGATAAAATCGCAACATCGACGGTTCCGTATTCCTTGAAGACCTTCACAACAGAGTCGTAGAGCTTCCCGAGCTTCCCATTCTCGAACCAAGCACCGCCCTCGGGGAGCTCCCGCATGACCGGGGGTATGACCTCCGGCTCGGCCAGCATTCCAGCTATCAACAGGGTCTCGTGGTTCAGGTTCAGGTTCATGTTTTCCCTTGGTTAAGCTCGCTCAGGAGCGTGTCGTTGACTTTGGCAGTGGTTATTCCACCCTTCCACCCGGGTTTCGCGTTAACGTAGTCTCGCCATCGCCGGTTGAAGAACGTGGAGCCGTGGAGGGTGTATTTATACCAATCTGTGCGCTTCTTGTCGAGCCCGGCGTCGTAGTTTCGTATGGCCTTCTCGAGGTCTTGAAGGTCCGCCTTTTCCGCAACCTGAGCATTGAAGTGCTTCAGTGCATCGACCCGTCCCTCTGGGCGAGGATACAGCTTCCAGAGCCTCGTGAACTCCTCCAGCACATTGAAGCCTCGGTCGCTCGCGAGCCACAGCCCGCTCTTCGCGTCATACTCTTGGCCCTTATGCTTCCTCTGGAGGTCCCGCTCGCGCTCCTTCTCGACCTTGTCAACGAACTCGAGTAACTCGTCGCTGGTGAGGACGCCCTTCTTCCACGCGGCCTTGTCGAACATCCCGAGCGTTACCATAGATTCAACGATTGTCAGGACCTCCTCCGAGCTCATGCCGACGTCCCGGGCCGCTATCTCCACGAGGACCGTCGGTGTGTTGTCGAACTGGAGCCTGCCGCGCTCGCGGACCGCTCGCTCATAGAGGTAGAAGTAGAGCCCGTAGGCGCCTATCCCGTAGAGCTGGACGAGGGTCCGGCATTCGGTGTCGTTGAACCTTCCTGCGTTGTGTCGGAAGTATCCAATGTTGTTGCCTTGGGTGCCTGCCATTTCTGTGTTATCTCCGGTAGGGTT